GGGCCGACTGGCTTCGCGGGTGACGGCCTTCTTGATCTGCCCGCGAAGCCAGTCGGCCCCCAGCAGTCGCTTGAAGTCGTCCCACTCTTGGTCATTGAGGCGGATGCCCCGTGGTATGCGTTCCATATGGTTTCCTCGCTTCAGTACTGCCAAAGCCCCAGTTAAGGGGCTTGTGGGTGGAGGGGTCGTTTATTTCAGCGCATGGACGCGCGACACGGAAAACGGCATTCGTATGCATTGTTGCTGAGGCCCGATAAATTCAGATTTCCAACGGGCTGACAAATCATTCTCAACGCTTGCAGCCATCTGGTAGTTGCTCACTTCGGCGACAACTTTGCCTGTCCAGCGGTTTACTACAGCCCATACGTTCATCGTCTTGCCCTCCGGGGCGTTGTTCGTTTGTGTATACGCAGAGTAGCTACGGTCGTGCATACGGTCAAGTGAATTTTAGAAAATAAAAAGCCCCAGCAATGCCGGGGCTCATTCAGATCAGTTCGATCAATCCATAACTGGGAAGGTCTCGTCCGGCGACAGGTTACCTTCGGCGTCGATCACGCCTTCCAGCTCCATGCGGTCGAAGGCCTGCTCGGCAATTTCGAGCGAGATGTCGAAGCTGATGGCCAATGCCGCTGCCGCTGCCGAACCCTTCTCGCGGGTCTTGGCGGCGATGCGGTCGTACAGGTCTTCGGTCAGCTCGGTGATCGGCTCGGGTGCGTCAGAACCTGTGGGAGCGGAATCGGTGTTTTCTTCCAGCGCCAGCCCGGATTCATTGGCTTCAGCCGTGGGAGCGGGATCGCGCACCAGCTCGTACTGGCCGTCCTTTGCATCACCGACAAACTTGACGACGCCCTCTTCAGCCAACAGTTCGAAGATTCGCTCGGCCTTCTGCAGGCCGATGCTCAGCTTGTTCTGAAGCCCGGCATAGGTTGCGTTTTGCTGGCCGACCACGAAGGCGCGTGCGTCTTCCAAGAGCTTCGGCGGGATCTCGATGGGCTTGGCTGCGTCGCCGGCCTTCTTGGTGCCGCCGCGTGGCTTCTTCGTGGCTGCGGGTGCTTGCTCTGGCTCATGCTCCGAGTCCAGATCCAAGGCCTTCTGGTCCTTTTCCGACTGGATGCCATCCAGGGCGTCGAAGTAGTCGCGCTCATACAGAACGATCAGCACATCCGACTTGTCCTGAACCTTGCTGATCAGCTCGTTGTAGTGCTCTTCGGTGCTCTTCACGACACCGGTTACTTGGCCGTTCGAGACCTTCAGGTCCTTCAGGGTCATCTCGACGGTGGCGGTATTGGCGCCAGCGATGAGCCGTGCAGCCAGAAGGGCCGAAGCCTTGAGTTCGGTTTGCAACTCGGCGATCACAACGTCCTGCTGCTTTTCGGACATCTTGCGGAAGCCGACCTCATGCTTGCTTAGCTGGTTGATGCTGGCCTGAACCAGGTCGTGCAGCAGCAGCTCGGATGCAACTTCGGATGGCGCCATGCCTTCTTTGCGGGCGCGGGAGATGATGGCCTTGTGTTCTGCTTTCATGGTGTTTCCTTATGGTCTTCGGTTTGGTTTGGTGGTCGGCGTCCTTGCCGGTTCAATCAGTCCATGCTGGGTAAATCGCCTTTCTGCTGTTCTTGTTCAGGCTCTGCGCGCTGCTGGCGTTGTTGCCGTGGCTTACGCTCCGGTTCTTGTTGCGGCTCCGGCTCGGAATCCTGCTGCGTGATCTCGCCTGTACCGGTGTTCACCTGATCGTCACCGTCCTGCACATAGCTGTATTCGCCGGTGAGCGCCGATGCGTTGTCCTGGTCGATGCCGGCGTCTGCCTTCTCGTCCAGAACTACGGCCTGGGTCATCTCGATGGAGACCGGCAGGTATTTGAACAGTCGGCGAATGACGGTCTTCTTGGCCATCTCGTCGAAGTGGCTGACCCATGGGCCATTGTTGCCTGCCTTGCTGCTGGCCTTGACCTTGAGAACATCGGCCTTCGACATGACTTCGAATTGGATGCCGCCGCCCTTCAGCTTGGCCACGGCGTAAACGTGGGTCAGGTCGCCTCGGTCTCCGGTTGCTGGTACGTGCTCCAGGGTCTCGTCCAGGCCATAGGCGTAGCTGAACGTGTCGTTGGCGTGCACGGTGCGAGCTGTCAGGCTGATGATCTGGCCGGAGCGGCGCGCCAGATCGATCATCCCCCGATAGCCAATGATAAGCTGACAGTTAGCCAGGCCATCGCTTGCCTTGCCATTGCCGAACGGAAGCAGATAGGCATGCCCCAGCGCCGCCCCTGGCTCAATGCCGAGCTGTGCACACTGCATGATGGCGCCCATGAACGACTGGACGTTGCAGCGACCGAGAGCCGGCACCTTGCGAACCTCTGTCAGCGCGATGCGCATCAGGCGATCTGCCGTCATGTGCTTCGGCATGGCCAGTGCCATCTGGTTTTTAACCGAGGCGCTGGCCATCAGTTCCATGATCGACTTGGGCGCGGCGTTCTGCTGCTGCGCGACGTTGCCAGTTGCTGCCTGGCGCAGTTGATTGGTCGACATCTGCCGGCCTCCTTTCACTTCAGTCGCAAGACGCGGCTGGTGGTGGTCCGCTCGAACTTGCGAGCGATGCGTGGGTGTGCGGCGCGGAACAGATCCGGCACAAGCCGAGTAGTGTCCTGGGTCTTCCAGGTCAGCAGCGTCTCGGCGCCGAACTTCAGGATCTGGTGTTCGCGCATGAACAGCTTGATCTGCTTGGCGTAGTCGTCGGCGTCGTCCTCCAGCAGCTTGATGCGCTTCTTCAGATCCTTCAGGGCCTTGTACGCTTCGACGATCTCATCAGTGGCCTGAACTACAGAACCATGATCGCGGGCGAACAGGCGCTCGATGTCGCCAACGGTGGTGGCTTCCGGCGCTTCCTTGGACTGGATGCGCTGCCAGAACTCGACCTCCTTGGCGCGGATGCCGGCGATGGTCTCTTCGTCGCGGTTGACCTTGTAGACCCGGAAGTCGTCGATGCCGATCAGGACTGGGAACACAGTGCACGGCGCGCCCGTGATCATCATCCCGTGCATGGCCTGGGCGGTGTAGTGGACCGGGATCTCGTCGGTCCACTCGGTGCCCCATTCCTTGGCGCCGAATTGGTTTACAGACTTGGCCTCGATGTTCTCGCCGGTCGCTGCCTCGGCGTCGATCTCGGCGGCCAGGAAGTCGTGTTCGTTGTCGCGGTACCGCTCGCCGCGCTTGACCAGCTCAAGCCCGGTCTCTTCGACCAGCATGTCGAGGATATAAGGCTCAAGGCGGGTGCCGCGCTTGAAGATCTTGGCCTTGGCCGGGTCTTCTGGCTGCTTGCCTTCGACCTTGTCGAGGTACACATCAAGAGGGGTACGGTAAGGGCTCAGGCCCAGGATGGCGGCGATGTCGCTGCCGCCCAGGTAAGTCTGCCGATCAAGCTGACCAACTGCGATGTTCATGAATTTCTCCCACAAAAAAACCCATCAAGTTCAGCACCGGTGGAACACTCCCTCAGACCGACCAGTGCCGGGGAGGCTTGGCCATCGGGAGATACGGTGCTGACTTCATGGGTTTCATCCCCGGCATCTGGTCGTTACGTTTTGCCTTCGGGTTCCACGCCGTCAGCGGATTGGATCTTGCCACTACCTGGCCGATCGGCGCAAGCCTATTTCTGCTTACGCTCCTTCGATTCGATCCACTTCTGGCATGTCTTGCAAGTGACTTCGGACTTATGCCTGGCTGATTCCCACTCCTCGTCGTCTCGGTTTCCGCGACCGACACCACAAGCTGAGAAGTGCTCGTCATCATTGCCGTCGTGGTCATGTTCGATATGCGCTGCCCAATGAATCTTCATGGTTTCTCCTTAAGCCCGGCCTCATACTCTTGCTGCCTGGCCTTGCTGCACTTGTCGTGCTTCCCACGGTTCCGGTACTTGCCGCAGATATCGCAGCGAGAGCCGAGAAACAGTGGCCGGCCTTCAAGCTTGGCGCCGACGTATGCAGGCCTCATAGCTTCCCCCTCAAAACACCAGCCAGCCTGCTCCAGAAAGATTTCGGGTTGTAGGAAGGCATTACGGAGGTTGCACCATGGAACCAATCCGGCTTCGCCATAGTGCCAATTTCGCAGCGACCTCCTTTGCATGAGCAAATCGGGCAGGCGTTGCTCATGGACGCCCCTTCAAGCATCCACTGATGAGCGCACTTTGTGCATTCGAAATAACCTTTCATGACTTGCCCTCAAAGAACCGACCTTCAGGCCCGCACCGCCCAAGAATTAGAGCGGTGAACTTCCAGTAATTCCGCTCTTTGTAAATCGTCGTTGCCTTCCTGGCCTGGTAACCGTCGTGCGGTCTAGGCGATCCAACC